ATGTTCGAACAACGCGTAAATTCTGACGTACTGACCGTTTCAACCGTGAACTCACAGGACCAAGTGACTCAAAAGCCTCTGCGTGACTCGGTTAAGCAAGCACTGAAGAACTATTTTGCTCAACTGAACGGTCAAGACGTTAACGATCTGTATGAGCTGGTACTGGCTGAAGTTGAACAGCCACTGTTGGACATGGTGATGCAGTACACCCGTGGCAACCAGACCCGTGCTGCCCTGATGATGGGGATCAACCGCGGTACACTGCGTAAGAAATTGAAAAAATACGGCATGAACTGATACTAGTCAGTCAAGCTGTTGAAAAAAGGCGCTTTTACCTCATTTGGTAAGCGCCTTTTTCTTTATGTTACCCCACCTAGTACCCCACGAATAACCGCACAGATACGAAAACTTGAGAACAAATGCCATGAATACAAGCGATAACTGCTTTACTCTGGTAGTTCATCACCACTGTCTATGAGGGAATAGAGATTATGAGTCACCAAGATGAGTATGCGCGTGGTTATCGTGATGGGTATAAATCGGTACGGGGCAATGTAATCCCCCCTGTTGCTCCAATCGGGCCTATTACGCCAGCAGGGCGAGATCCTTATAAAGAAGGGTACAAAGCTGGCGTAAGATCTGCGGGCGGGTGATAAAGACCATGTGGGGCTTTTCAGCCCCATGACAGTTACATCTGATCTTCGGCGTAAATCCCCGCAGAAATGATAGCTCCACCGATCCGCCGCTTGCCGTAGAGGATTGGAACCGGGTTTCCCTGTGCAATGGTGTTTACAGGCCCACCGAATGCATACGATGGCTTATTTTCCGGGCTTTCACGTCGAGCCAAGCCGCCTTGCATAGGTGAAAGCATTTGCGCGACACCACCTAGCGCCATTGCTCCGCCCAATTGTAAGCCATACGCCGCATTGGCCCAGTCATTGGTGAACATCCCATATCCTACACTGGCCGCAACAATTACAGCCCCTAGAATGGTTTGGAAAACACCTGCTTTCTTACTGCCAATGATGACCGGCACGATCCTGATCTCTTCAGTACCGTTAAAAGCCAGCTCTTCCCGGCCAATGTTCCGTTTACCGCTGAACACGGCAAAGGTCAGCCCTTTGGCTTTACTGGTCAGCATGAACTTTTCAAACCCCGGCAAGACCGTACACAGCGCCTTGATGGCTTCCCCTGGTGTCTGGACGCACATTTCAATGATGCCCTTCTTGTTGTCCTTCACAAACTGGCGCAGTGGGCCAAATACACGGACAGTTCTTGTTTGGTTTTCACTGTTTTTCATAGCATCACCTGTTATTGCTGATCTTCGGTATAGATACCGGCTGAAATTACCGCGCCGCCTATCTCACGGCACCCATACCCCACGGCTACAGGATTCCCCTGTGCTGTAGTGTTTACTGGACTGCCGAAAGCGTAGCTCGGCTTGTTGTCTGGATTCTCACGCGTTCGCAGTCCGCCCATCTGCGGCGAAAGCATTTGAGCGATCCCGCCCACGGCCATTGAGGCACCGGCAGCCATAAGGTAGGAAGCGATAGGTGCGCCTAGCGGTGTGAATGAAATGGCAATCAATGCCGCGCCAAGAATGGTCTGGAACAGCCCGGCCCGTTTGCTGCCGATAATCACTGGAACCAGGTGAATGTCCTCACTGCCTTTCGTCATTTCCAGCTCGGCTTCAGCAATGTTGCGCTTTCGCTCATTACCAACGAATACAGCAAAGGTTAAGCCGCGCTTGTGCGCTTCGGCCATATACCGCTCAAACCCATCGAGCAGGCTCTTAGCCGCAGACATCATCTTGGGGACATTGTGAGCCTTGTACTTGAATTCACGCCCAAACCGCTTAATCAAGGGGCCATGGAAAATCATTTTACGCATAGGTACATCGATAAAAGCCATCGTGTTACTCCTGTTAAATACCGTTGAACGCCGCAAGGCGCTTTTGCAGTTCTTCGCTCACGTCGAAGGCGAACTCTTCATGCTGTAGTTGGTAAGTGCCAAAACTCATCAGGAAAGCGATCGCAGGGTCTATCTTGTTGGCGGCCTTCTTCTTGTTCGGCTTGATATTGGCGTTGGCATCGGTTTCCATCACCACGTTAGCCATCGCCCAGGCCAGCACCGGATCGCCGTTGTGCTCGATCACCTTGCGGTTTACGAATACCTCCGCCGATTTCGCTACCGGGCTGAACTTCATATAGGTTTGCGGGAAAGGTTCCACATCGAGGCCAGCGCCTTGCAGTTGGGTACGGATTTGCGTGGCGTTCCAGGTGTCGAACCCCACCAGCTCGATACTGAACCGCTCGGCGTCGGCCAGCACATCATCACGGATGCGGTCATAATCGATACAGTCCCCCGGCGTGGTGCGTAACCAGCCCTGTTTCACCCACAGGCGGTACAAGGTGCGGTTTTTATTGGCGGGATTCTGTAGTTGGGCGTCAGGGATGTAGTGGCGCGTCAGCAGGCGCACAGAGCGTTCCAACGGGAACGTATAGCAAACACTGGTAATGTCACTGGTGGAAGACAGATCCAGACCGGCGTAACACTGCAATCCTTCCAGGTCGGCTTCGGTATACTCAGCGGCGCAGGCTTTCCAGGCTCCCTCCCCCATCCACGGCGTTTCCCCCTGGCACCAGATGTTAAAGCGCTTGGTCAGCATCTCCACCCACTGCGAGGGAATACCGCGGGCCTTTTGGATGGTATCAGCCAGCGCGGCCACATCGACGGACACCGACAGGTTAGGATTAGCCTTCACCCACTGCGCCGGGTCGTCTACTTCGTTTTCGTCGTCCAACTCGTAGATCAACGCAAACAGCGATTCATTCTCTTCTTCCCCAGCCAGGATCTGGCAGCAGTAATCATAGTGCTGCTTGCAAGCCGATACGATGTTGCTGCCAGCGGTGGTAATGGCAAACAAAATGCCTTCGGGACGTGCGCCCATACCCAGCTCAAGCGCCGAGTAGACGCCGTTATCCGGGTGCAGGTGGTACTCATCGACCACGGCTAAACTAGGGTTAGTCCCTTCAATGGTTGAGGCTCTGGCCGCCAGTGGCTTTAACAGGCTGTTGGATTTGGCGTAGATCAGCTTGTGTTGCTGGATAGCCACCCGCTTGCGCAGCGGTTTGGATAGCAGGCACATCTGCCGGGCATCATCGAACACGATACGGGCCTGATCCCGGCTCACGGCAGCGGTGTAAATGTCCTGCTGTCCGTGCTCCATCACCAGGAACCAGTTAGCCAGCATGGCGGCTACCGTGGATTTAGCGTTCTTGCGCGGTACCTGAATGTAGGCGCTGCGGTATTTGCGGCGGCCAGTGGCCACCACCTTGAACCCCAGCAGGTTAGCAAAGGCGAATTGCTGCCACGGCTCCAACTCTATTGGCTGGCCGCGCAGCGGGCCTTTGACGTGGGGACAGAGGCGAGAAAAAGCGACAAAACGTTCTACCGTGGCCGTATCGAACAAGTAAAGGGGGTTATTCAGGTCGGCAAAGTAGCGATCCACCGCCTGTTTCAGTCGCTCACAGGCCGGGATTTCACCGCTTTTTATCGCTTCTGCGTATTCATGCCAGGCGGTCAAGTTCGTCGTCCTCGTCAGTTTCCACCGGGTTACGGCGACGGGATACCGGATCAAAGCCCATCAGCGAGGACATTTTGATCATGATTTTCTCTGCGTCCGATTTGGCTTTCAGTGCGGGGTTGGTGGTGGTGGCGCCGCGTGAACCCTCGACCGAAAAACCACGCGCCGCAAGGTCTGCCACGGCTCGGCGATACATCGAGTAGTTGAGGCAATACAATTCCAGGTTGCGCCAATCGGCATCAATCAAATCGCCGCGATCCATCAATTGCTTGGCTCTCGTTTTCCACTCGGCTGTAGCAATCTCATCTAGATAAGCGGGTGGTTTGGGTGGTCGTGCCATAACTTTCTGTTTCCTATGCCTTACTGCTGTGAAAAAAAGTGCCTCGCGTGAAAATTTGAGGAGGCGGGTGGTTCCTGCGGGAGGGCTTTTTGTCTTTAAAATCCCCCCCTCCCCGGCCTGAGCGCCCCGCTATCGGTTCCTGAATGCCTCGGCTAGCTCACGGTCACGCTGTGACATGCTCTTACCTGTGGCCTGCTCGGGCGTCTTGCCGTGGCGCTTGGTGAACCCATCACGGCTACGCTGCAAGCCTTTAAGCAACTGATTAATCTCTTGTTCTGTCATGGCTCGTTACCTTCATACAACCAATCCCAACGGCGAGCGGCGGCTTCTTCCTGCTCACGGAACATACCGGCTTTGCGCTGCTGCTTGGTGAGTGGGTCTTGGGTGGTGGTCTTGCGGCTGTGATGGCTAACGCATAGCCCTTGATGATTGCTGGCAGGCCAGAACAGCACATCGCTTTCACCCTCAATCGGGATGATGTGATCGACTATCTTGGCCGGGGCGTAGATCCCTTCCTTCTCGCACATCACACAGAGCGGGTGGGCCTTGAAGTAGCTCAGACGATACTGACCCCAGCGGTTGGAATAGCCTCGCTCGGTACGGGTGCCACGGCTGGCAGTCAGCGCAGCGTTGGCCTGTCGCTTGTGCTCAGGGCAACGGCCAGCTTTCACGCGATTACGGCAACCAGGATAGGTACAACGTTTGAGTGGATGAGATGGCATCAGTACACTCCTGGCTCGCGGTAGTAGTTCCACAATGAAGTCGTGGTGAATGGCAGCTCGGCGGTTTTCTCGGCGGCTATCTCGCGGTTCTCATACCAATGACCTATCAACAACAGGCAACCCACCTTGATAGCCGGGTTAAGCTCCAGCTCATCACCGAAACGCCTGCCGATGTGTTTCTGGCAGATCTCCAGCGCGGCAGCGATATAGCCCTGGAGCAAAGTGTCTTCCTCGCTACCATCGATACGGCAATGCAGCTTGACCTCTTCCAGATCGATTGATGCTTCACTCATGGCGTAACGCCTCCCTTGCACAGCAGCTCTAACCGGCTGGCTTTCGGATCAGGAATAGCGGAGGCAATGTTGTAGGCCAGTTGCCTGTGTCCTTTTTGTTGCCACAAGATACGGCTGGCACTGCCTACATCAGCCCGGTAACGCAGCCACACTCGGAGAGTGATCTCTGACATCTCCGCACCCGAGGCCAGCAGCTCACGACCGCTGATCGCTTTCACCTCGGCCCACACGGTAGCCACATCAAACCAAACCTCTTTCTCACTGCCTGACGGCAGCTCAATCGTGGTGAAGTTTTGAATGGTTATCCGATGGCGCATCTGACCCGCTTTCATTCGTCACCCGCCTTATTGTCTTTGCTGACCTTAAACTCCTGTTTCCATGCCTGGCTAAACTCTTGGCCGCCTTCGCGTGGGGGCATCCCTTCACGCTCGCGGGCTTCGTTCGGGCACATCACGCCAGACTTGATCGCCGTTTCGTAACTGCGGAAGCGATCCTGTGGATTGGCGCGTAACAGGTCGGCGGTGTCGAACTCCACCTGGTAACGAGAACCGGCAGACGGGGAACCCACCAGCAGGGCGGCTTTAAGTTGTTGCTCAAAGTTGGTGAGCCAGGGGCGCATCGTCATTGTGAGAAAGGCGCGGCTCGCCTCGCTAAAGTTGCTGTAGGTGCTGTTGGAATACTCTTGCAGGAAGATCGGGCTGATATTGAAGATCCGGGCAATGTCTTCAATGGTAAATCGGCGAGAGCTCAACCATTCGGCATCCTGATTAGTCATGCCTAATTGCTGGTATTCCATGCCACCTTCAAGGATGGGAGTTTTACCGGCATTTCTGGCCCCCTTGTAGCGATCCAGAGCATCCATAGCTTTCTTGCCGTTCACGCTATCCAACCAATCTTTGGCCTTAACGATCCCTGCGGCCATCATGCCATCACGCATAATGCTGGTGCCGTGGCGCTGTTGTGCCATGCCTAGCCCCAGGGTTTCCCGGCAAATGCTGACCGGTGAGCGGGACAAGAAACCATCATCGGTTGAATAACGCAGATGCAAGATTTCTTCCTGCAGGTAGGTACGCACTCGACCGCTGAAGGGTTCGGTAATGGTGTAGGCGTAGCGATGTTCGTCCAGACGCTTCGGTACAACGGCCCTCGGTGGGTACGGATGTAATGATTTTGGCTGGCCGTCCTTGCCCCATTGGATCACCGCGTAGGCGTTACCGTTCAGCAGGCAATGGCGCATCAGGGTGCGCTTGAACTGGTAAGGTGTCTGGCAGTCGTTCGGGCATTCATTGAGCAATACATCGACCGGGTGTTCTGCCAACCAGGCGCGGGCCTCTACACCGTTGGTACGTGTTACCCGGTACAAATAGCAGGGCATGGAGGCCACAGCCTCACTGATCACCGCCACGGCGTTGAGTACCGCTGGCAGGGTTTCAGCATTGCCCGATGAGACATGTTCACCCGATCCCGTGTTGGGGATACCGGCCATAGCCAGAAACTCATCAATGGTCATGCTGCGGTCTTCGGTCTTGCGTTTCCACGGCCACATATCACAACCCCGCCAGATAAGCCCAATGGGAGCGCAGATCCACCAGCTCCGGGTGTTGGGTCAACAGTGAGCGCTTGGCGATCTGAATGTCGGTTTCACGGTAGGCCGGTAAGCTGGTCACGGTGATTTCGCGCAACTCGGCGGCCAGTACGGTACGGACATACGGCTGCTGGGTGCTGTCCCACTGGTCTTTCAAGGCTCGGAACCCGAAGGACATGCCAGAAATGTCGCCACGCTCAACCAGAGTCAGCACATCGCGGCCCAGTTGGGTATCGGGTGGGGTCAGCTCAAAGCGCAAGCCGGTGGCGTCTTCACTCAGTACCAGGGTGCCGGAGGTATTGCGGCCCAACAGCGCCGTATAGTCATGCTCAAACAGGGCGCGAACATCCGCACCCGCCGCCAGGCTGTCTTTGAAGGCGTTGGGGGCGAACTGTTCTACAAATTCATCCCACAGCACCTGTGATCGGCTGTTCCATTTCACGGCATAGCCCACCAGCTTTTTATCGGCGGCGGTAAGCGTGGCGGTGCGGATTTCAAAATCGGTTTCTTTCATCGGTACATTCCCTCAGACAGAAAAGGGGCCGTGGCCCCTCCGCTGATACTTACTTTTTGATTTCCAGCACCTTGATGGCATTGGAATCCACCAGCCCACCGCCCAGGTACTTATCGGTATGCACCTTGTAGAAGCCAGGCTCGGTGATGTTGTCCGGGCGGGTACGGGTGCCGGTGTCGTGATCCACGATGAAATAGCCGCGCTTGAAATCACCCACAGCGATTACTGGCAAGCCTGCTGCGGCGTCGGGCATGTTCTCCAGGTAGTGAACCGGGTGGCCCAGCAACATATCCGGGTCACCGGCTTGCAGACGATCACGCCAGATGTAATCCCCGTTGCCGTTCTTCAGCTTTTGCAGCAGGGCGGCGGTGTTGGAGTTCATCGCCCATACGGCATTTTTGCGGTAACGGCGGCGCAGCTTGAAGACCAGATCGATCAGCTCATCGGCGGTGGGAGTGGTGCCAGCGGAAACCATTTTCTCCAGGGTGCCGAACGGGCGGGCACGGTCACCGGTCGCAGCGCGGGGATAGGCCAGGAACCCTTTGGATTTTTTCGCTCCGTCACCGTTCACCAGGTCGGTTTCTTCGGTTTCGGCAAAGGTGTCGCTGATCTCTTCGGTCAGCCAGCCCAGAATATCCACGTCGCTAAAGTCGAGGATTTCCTGAGTGGTTTTCGGGTAAGCATAGATAGGGTTCAGCTTGATGCTGACCTCTTCCAGCTTAGGCGTCGCGGTTTCGGTACGGGCTTCACCTTCAGTGCCACGTCCTACCGCCGCGCCGCCTACGGACACGAGTTTTTTGTATTCGTTGGATTTGGTGGTCTTCACCGTACAAATTTGGCGCATCACGCTTTCATCCGCCAACATGCGCATGATCTCGGTGTCCAGCTCAGGGATAACGGAATAGCCGCCGCTCTCATTGACGGTGGTCGATAACATGCGGGTTTCGCCGGTCATGATGTAGTGACGCAGCTCTTCATTGGTTACGGTCTTGCCTTCTTTAGCAGGCTTGGCCTTGCCACCCTGGGCGCGTTCTTCATCGGCCAGGGCTTCATAGCGGCCAATATCAACCAGTAGGGTGTCGGTCTGGGTGCGGAGTTCGTCGAACTGGGTAGCCTCTTCTGTGGTAAGGCTGCGTTTTTCTTCTTCAGCCTTGGTCAGAAGGGATCGCATTTGGGTGGCGAGTTCGGTTTTCTGCTGGCGGAGTTCAATCAATTTCTTCATAGCGGTTTCCGTATAGTGTGAATACAGACGGGAAACCAGCTCAGAGAGGGAAGCCGTTCAACGAATTTCCAGTGCGGAAAGGTGGGTGTTAAACGGCTAAAGTGACGGCTCCCGTCGGAGTGTCACCAAGCAATTTAACTATAGAAAAAACAAAGTAAATATAATAAATTCCTTGTAAACAGCTACGAAAAACAACGAACATAGAATTTACAAAAGGGTTTTAAATATGAAAGAAGAATCATTTTTCAATGACACATTTGGATTGGCTCATGGTGAGTTGAGTTGGTTGAATGCTTGCGTAGGAACAAATGGTTTTCCTGATACTCTCACCTACAGCGAGGGTTATCTAAGAACACCAGAAATACTTCTTGAACACATTCTAGCTAATAATAAAAGAGGTGAGGTAGATTTATTAGTATATCCTATAGTATATAGTGCACGACATGGCATCGAATTGTTGTTAAAGAAAATAATAATAGACATGTCTTCATTAAGAAATATAAATGCTGTGGAGAAAGAAATAACCAGCATACATAGTTTAGAGACTCTATGGAAAGCCATACAAGAAGTCTCGAATAAAACAGATGTATCGCTAATGCATTTAGTTAAAAAGAGTGACAATTTAGTCCGTGATTTCTATGAAATAGATGATACGGCTCAAACTTTTAGATACCCAGAGTCTAATGTCGGTGAAACACACTTAAAAAAAACGCCAATAATTAACCTTCTTAGGTTTTGCCATTATTTTAATAAATTAAAAAACAACCTGCGCGAATTGAAAAAGCTAACAGAAAACTTGAGCCATGAGTATAAATTAAATGCGCACACTGCAAAACTCTCTAGACGTGAACTTATAAAGTTAGCCCATTTATTGATGAATCAATCAGATTGGAGCCATACTCTTACAAAACAAAAAAAGACATTGTTAAAAGAAAAATTCAATCTAACCAGTAACAAACAACTAATAAATGCCATTGACAAAATAAAAGAAAATAGATATTTGTCATCTATTGTAGGAGTTGAGCGTCCGTTACTGTACCTAAAAAAAGAAGATGTGATAAATTTTAAAAAAGCTTGGTTCAAGATACATATCAGTGACCTTACTAAGAGAAGGAACTTTATTGCCGGGACATATGAAGATCCAGTCACTAGTTACTCTGAAATTAAAACAGAAGAGTTTTATGCTTATCTCGTACTCCAAGAGAAAACAAAAGACACTTATCTACCTAGATTCACTCCGTATAAAATAGCTGATCTAACCGCTTTATTAATAATTGGCCGACAACCAAATATTTACTTTCCGGAAGATTATGAAATTGAAGTCAACCGATATATTCATGAGGCTAGGAACGACATTGAAGAGTCTTATAGGTATTTAATAGACAATAGATGTGCAATGCAGTATATAAAGACCGCATTGCAAATGTTAGGTTGCCATAACTTGGCTGTGGAATGTCACCTTTCTTATTGATTCTTAAACAGGGGGGTATTTCCCCTTTCCCCCTAGTTTTCACTCATCCATTCAGGCGGTGAGGACATTTTTTCCCTGTACTCTTGAAGATGCTCGATCATCGCGTCCAGTTGTTCTCGATTGGTTGCAAAAATCTCCTCTGAAAATGTGCTACGTACAAAATCATGATGGTCAATCCAGAAAAAAGCACCATCAGATAGTGCTTGCCGATACTCAGTGGTGTGCATTGAGTCCAGGTCATGAATACCGAACTGATCTTTGTGTTCTTTGATTTCTTTCACGGTGATAGGCATGTGGCCCCTTATAAAAATTTTAAAATATGCGTTTAACTGTCCACCTCTCCACTTTGGTGGTTTTTACTAATTAAATCATTATGTTGAAAGGTGGTTAGTTTCTTTTTAAGTGTCCGTAACTCTCCACCCCAACTCACCACCCTTTTTTAAAATAGGTGGAGAGGTGGATACTTAGTGGAGAGTTAAAATTAAACTATCCACCCATTAACTATATGTTTTTAAATACATATTCTAGTGAGTGGATAGAGGTGGACACTTATTCAATAACTTTTACGCCGTACCCCCTGTTGCTGTTGGTAGCCATTCCTCGGCTTCATCACTCAGGCTGACATTGGAACGGATATTTCCCTTGGTGCTTTTCTTCCTGAGATACTCCTTCCCATATTCAGCCATCGCCCCTGGCATATCGGTACCAAAACGGGTCAGCGATACCGTGGTCTTGCTCAAGCCATAACTTTGCATATATGCCATATAGGCGTGATATAGGTATTTTCGTGGGCTGAATGGGATAACACTGGCATTACCGACGAACATGCCATCACACTGCACTGACGCCATCAGGTAGCCGCAGAAGTCCACCAGCGAATCTCCCTCACGCTTGATAGCCAATGCCTCTTCTGATTTCTGTTGTTCGAACAGTAGCCGCTTGGCTTCGCCCTGATCAGCAAACCGAGTCAACAGGTGACGAATGATGACAGCCAGCTCTGCCTCAATCTTTTCTGCCAACATTGGATCACGGTCATTCTCCGGCACCACCTCCGCAAAATTGAAGATAACTCTCCTTCTGCTGATCCCCCCGCTGCGGTCGCTAAAGCTCATGGCGTTGTTATTGACCGCCAGGATCACCGCAGGTATACGGGTGGAGTAAGGCGCTTTATGTTTGGGATCGATAGCAACCTTATCGCCACCCGTAATCGCCTTGATACCGGCCCCATCACCTGCATAGCGAGACATATCTGGCATGATGATCAGCGAGTAGCCCACCACCAGTGCTCTCTCCCTTGGGTTCTCCAGTGCCGCCATGCTGGCCGATACGGTGTTAGCCTTACCCGCTAGCATGGTACAGATCTCTGCCAAGACGCTTTTACCGCTGCCCCCTGGTCCGGTTATCTCAAGGAATAATTGCCAGTCATAGCGGTTAGCCATCACCATATACAGGGCTGACAGCACACGATCCGCCTTACGGTCATTACCCCCAGTGGAACGGGTTAACCACTTCCAGAAACTCGGCGCATGGCTGGCCAGCGTTTCCCCTTCTTCTGCCTGGTTGAACTCAACCGAGCTGGCGATCAACAACCAATCATCACGGCGGTGTGGCCTGAACTCCCCGACCTTAGTATCAAACACACCATTGCTGAAACCGATCAGATTACGGGCCGTGTTGCCCATCAGTGGCAGGCTCAGTTTCATAGTATCCACAGCTGACTTGATGCCGTTCTGAGAATAGGAGATCTCAGATTCGATAAAGATTGCGGCCATTTCCCGCTGTAGCTCCTTATCAGGTACCGGCTTCCAGATCACCCCGTCATAGTGGTGAACGGTGTCTGAATCGCCATGTATCGCCAGCGCCCCATCGTACCGCGCTAGAAGTACCTCCCCTCGCTGGCTGGCACCCATCTGGTTAAGGGCTGGGGTGGCTGCATGTTCGACGGGGGGCGGAGCAGCGTTGAACAGGCTATTAATCCGGTCAGCATCGGCCAGCACGGCCACCAACTCCTTGCGGTCGATAAACTCCAGCACCACCGCTTCGCGCTTCTCCCTGGCCGGTTCGGGGGCTAGGTTAGAGGCGAAGCCGTTCTCTGTCAGCCATTCAGGCGTGACATTGCCGATCGCAAACGCACTGAGCCTTTTCGCCATGTCATTGAGTGGCGTACCCGCTGCCGTCCGTAGGATAGCCTTTGCCGCTGTAGCCTTCTCTATCGGGCGACCGTTAACCCAGCGGTAGACGCAGGAGAACAACTCGTTAGGCCATTGGCTGGCTTTAACCTTCTGTAACTTGCTCATACCTGCGGCCTCACTGTCATGATGAATTTACCGATCAGCGGGTGGTACCAGCATTTGCTGCCGTATTTACGCTTGGCCCCTTTGATAACGATCAGCGCCGCTTCACGGAATTTCGCTTCATGCACAATGTGGCCGTTACCCTGGCGAACGATCATCACTCCACAGTTACGCGCCAGCTCTTCCGCCTTGCTGGTGGTTAGGCCCATTTCAGCCGCCAGTGACGTTAATGGGGCCATGCCTTCCGGTATGGTGTCTTTATGCACCAGAGAGGCCAAAGTCAGCTCAAGCGTTTCCACACGCTTTTCCAGTTCGTTGTATTTCACTTGGCTGATCATTGGCTTGCCCTCTCACGCTTTTTCAGCTCATAAATGGCATTGCTGCTGTTTTGCCCTAGCGCTTGGCTCATACGAGGTAAGTGTCTAAGCACAGTGCCAACCAAAGACAGATCACGTCTGGCTTCCTCATCTGAATACTCTTCAGACTCCTCAGTCTCTAGCAACAGATTGCCGATAAGTTGCAATGCACAATCAACGCCCATACCGGCGTCGCCATAGATATCCCTAGCTTCTTCTAATGCCTTGTCAGACAGCTTGCTGAAATCATGGGTTACAAGAACATGATAAATGTCACGCATGGCGCACCTCCACAACCTCGGCGGAAACCTCCTCTGTGGCGGTTATGCCATCCGGCTTGCATACCCAGCGCATACCCTGAGCGGCCTTCTCAGCGCCGCGATAGGTTTTGTAACGGCGGCGGTAGGTTTCTACCGTTGTTTTACCAGTGCGATGGTTCTTAACGGTGACGATGATTTTAAACATGGCTCACCTCCCGAACCGGCAGACGTGCGGCCAGTGACAGGATGAAGTAAGGGGCGAGCACTTGGCGGGCTTCCCGTTCGGTGCAGGCCACCACAGAGAGGCGGCAAGGCTTGGCTTTACAATCGATGCGAGAGAGCGCTAGAAAGCGCCAGGTGAACTTATTAGGGGTATGGGAATTCCGCCCGGTTAAGGGTGTGATATGATCTAGCATAGCTACCTCGATATCTGATCTATCGTTGGTGGTAAGAGGCCCGGTTAGTGCTCCAACACTTCCGGGCTTCGCTATTTCTTGAGCATGCAACAACTCAAGGTGGAGTCCACTATAATCACAAAGTGGATTCCACCTCAAGTATTTTAATGAATATATTTCTGTGTATACTGTACTCCACCAAACTAACGGAGAAGCGGTAATGGCAACGGGTACAAAGAATGATAAATCACAAAAAGTACAAGCACGTGCACCACATGATGTTGTTGATGCAATGGAAGAAGTAAAAGAGCCGGGGGAGAGTACCGGCCAATTTATCGTCGCAGCCATGCAGAGTGAAATAAAACGCCGCCAGCGCAAAAAGGCCAAAGAAGAGCCAGCAGGGTGATCGATAGGGGTAAGCGCCAAAGCCGGATACCCCGCTCCATCCACCAACGGTGGCACAACGCTACAAGTCACTAGGCTGGAATTACTGCTTTGGGTTGATGTGTCCAGATCTGGACGTATCTCGCCAAAACTCTGTAGATCTGTAGTGAATGGTGTTGGGTTCCCCCACAGGGGGAACATGATCCGGGAATTGTGCGCCTTCATCCCAGCACCTCCAAGCGCACTCCCTTAGCCGTATAGCCTGTTACCTGTCTGCCATCGACACGGACACGCTTCTTGGTCAGAAAACGGATGTGATCGTCGTACACGAACAGCCATTTTCCATCGACAGCAACGCGCTTAAACGCTTTTCTTGGCTTCTCTGACACCTGCACAAAATTACGTAACTCATTGTTTTTAGGATCTTCTGACTTGCATACCCCCTTGTCATTGCGGGTGACGCGATATAGCCAAAAGCTCTCTTGATTACCTGTCAGTTTTTTGGTGCGAACCGCTACATAACCAGCCTCACGCATGGCCTTACCGAATGCAGCATCATCAGGATAATACTGGCGGCGTAACTCAGTTGGCACCGACACAGCAAAACTTTGCTTAGTCCAGAACTCGGCCCACTGGCGAACCAGTTCTATCGGCAAGCCATTTACCGTAATACCGCTCACCTGTTTTTGGGCGTAGGGAAGCCCATCACGGCTTTTAGCCATGTTTGAAGTTTTCATGCTTAAATGCTCCGACTATTCGTTAATTAGAGCTGTCGCGACAACGCTGCCGATAGTGCAATGGATTAAGTGCAAACTCCCGCAAACAATTTCTTTTCGCTGACTGGATCGTTTTGCGTGTAATTGCACGTTGATCCTGTTAGGCCGAACGGCGGCTATATGGGTTGTTAACGTTTGCCACTGCCGGAGGGTTACGAACCCACCACAGCACGTCACTTAGAAGCCAGGCGCAGGAATTACGGCCAAAGTGGCAGCGTGAAGGGAATTTACCTTCATTCTCGAACTGCCATCGTGTGGTGCGGGATAGGCTAGTAATGTCTTGGCACTCACGCTCACGGATGCGCTTATCGTAGGTAAAGCCGTACTCTGCAAGGATGTTACGGCGCTGCTCAGGGGTTGGTGGTGTAAAGATGGTATTTAGCATGTTGCCTCCACTGTTTGGGTGTTGTAGAGGCTATTTTGTTTTCCTTGAGACCTGTTTTGGGTGAAATCACACAATGACAAGGTGATTTCACTTTCTACCCAAGTATCTTGCCCACGTGTTTTTATCTGTGGCTGGTAAATCTATCCCCTTCTGGGATGCTAGCGTTTCAACGATATTGATAACTTTTGACACAGCTACAGAGTCTAGATCCAAATCACTAACTTCCGGGATCAATTTTAACAAAACAGGTATTAATTGTGATTTTTTTGCAATAGTTTTAGGTGTGTCTTTATCACTTCCCGGATACTTTGCTTTTGCAGTAAAATTAAAACTACTTAATTCACCATCAAGAACAACGAGCCTACTCTCGGAAATATAAAGCCCCTCGATGTTAGATATGTTTATAGTTTTACCATACATCTTCGGAGTATATAGCTCACGAGCATTAATCTTCACATACTCGTCTAAATTTGATAACTCTATATCTATTAAAAATTCTGATGGTATTGCAAAAAAACCTCTAAGATGGTTTGCATACCAACTCTTAAACTTCACCTTTTGATTTTCGTCAACAGATGTTAATTCATTATAATTAAAAAGCGCTATCTCATATAGATCTGTTATGATTGAGTTATTCTGATTTACCTCTTCAATATAATCATCTTCTTTATCAAAGAAAACATTAAAAGAGCAATAATCCTCACTTTCTTGAACATCATTTATATATGCACAAATCTCAAGCCTGTTTGTTGCACCAAGATGTAGAACGTCTACAACAGAGCACTGTAACTTATCAGCTACCATAGGTAGAGTATAGTAAGCTCTTTTCAATTCACTCAT